TCAGCACGATTATGAACGAGCACGAATGGCCTGCTGACGCTATTGAAGTGCAACTGGCACATGCCAACGGCGGATCTGTGCGTGGGATTTACAACCATGCTCAGTATCTCGATAAACGCAGAGAAATGATGCAGTGGTGGGCTGACTGGATTGATGAAAAGGTGGAGTGATCCACCTTAACAACTATCGAAGAGCACAAAGCCTTGCAATCCAGTGCAAAGCTTTGTGTGTCTCAGTTTTGTTTATCTATAAAAGTTTATTTATATTTTCTTAATATTATTAATGCACCAACGGAGATATGCGCACTCTAATACAAGCGCCTCGTCATATCGTATCCCATAGCGATTACCAGCCTTATTTTTAAGTCGTAATTCTCCTGTTTCATATATCTTCTCTATTTGTTCTCCAAATTCATTCACCTCAATTTTTGAGGAAAAAACAGGCTCATAGCTATCATCCCATTCATCGTAACAAAGAATTCCATATGCAAATGGGTCTATTCCTTCTGATTCAAAGGCTTCTTTTACTCTCTGAGCAATAACTCCGAAATGTATCCTTGCTTTGTCCCCTTTCTCTTTTACAGCATCGGTAAACTTATACTGCATAAAATTGACTTTACCCCATGCCTTTAAAATCTCCTCAGGAATCTCCTCTTTTTCTATTTTGGCGCGTTCATCAGATGTGTTAATGCTTCCTGTCGAAGCATAAACTTGATTCCAACGTTTCTCAGGTATTCCACAGTTCCCGCCAGAATCATCTGTTGGATAAATATGTTTTCCTGATACTGCATTGCCATCGCTTGTAACCATGAATTTTGTGTTTCCGGATATGCTCTGAACCTGAAAACTAGCATCAGTTTGCGCAAGAATAGATCCTGCAGGCGCTCTCTTAATTCTCGCATAATTAGGATTGTCAATTGAACCAAGAAGAATTTGTGATTCCTGTTGTGTTGATTCAGATAGTATTCGTAAATCTCCAAATGGCAATTTGGTATTGCTTCGAGAATCTGCAGAGTTAAACAACATTGTGTCGCCGTAGCGAAGTGTTGTGTATGTCAGAGCAAATGGAGCATGAGACTCGATAATCTCCATTAGCCTGTGATTTGTAGTGGCACACAAACCAAAAAATGTATTACTTGTCTGATTAGATGTTATTGGCGTGCCATCTCTCATCCTTACCTTAAACGGGTTTTCTATCATGCACCCCAAAAATGTATCCCGTGCAGAACGGTCAATTCTCACGCAAAAAGGAGCATCGCTCTGGAATCTGGTTCCTATATAACGATGTCCGTGTATAGCTTTGCTTACATTTCCTCCCAACCCGTCAATATTAAAAGCTCCGCCTACATCCCAATCAGTTAATGGGTCAGGAGAAGTTTTCATATCAACAAGTCTGCGCTTGGTATGATGATTAGCCCCAAATATTTGACTATTTATGATAACAAAATCAGAAAATCCACCGGCTCCACGATCATCTGGAATAAGTTTATTTTCTACAGGATCATAATAATTTTCATATCCTTCCGGAGCATATGAGTCATGCCCAGGAGCAGGAGAAGCACCAAAGACATTTACCCCCCATAAACCACCAGATGTAAACACACGATCAAGAATGCAACCATCACTACCATCACCCCAAATACCTCGTGGATATGAATTACCAGTTCGATAGCTTTTAAATCTACCTGCACCAGAAGGTTGAGTAACATCGAACCAAATATTTGCTTTTCGATGGTATCCAATAACTGCAATATCAATAAGTTGAGTATTACAACGGCATCCATTAAAAATACCGACATCCCAATCAGCACCCAAGTTGTCAATGCTGTCTGTGTATTCACCATCAGGGCCACTTTCTGGCGGGTAAACTTTTGTTCTCACTGCAAAGTGCTCTAGCTGAACGCCTTCTGCTTGAATATTAATATTTACCGAAATTGCCTCATCCTGAGCATCACCAGAACCTGAGCGATACTTCCGTCTGGTACGTATCCTTTTTGTGCCAGTACCAACAAACATTAATGTTGAGCAATCAACCCAATTAAATACTGGCCCGATATAATGAGGAACGATACTCCCATTTTCACTATATTGATTAAGTGCCTGATATCCATATCCCCTCCCGGAACCAATAATTCTTTGACCATGAGTTAGTAGTTCCAGTTCAAGATCACAAATAAATACTCCCTCCGTCAGATAAATATGCTTTCCTGTATCAAGAGCAGCTTGTATTGCGAGGCCGTCAATAGATTGTTCCAGTGAAGTAGCAAATGGATAAACCACCCTGGCTAATGATAGAGAAGAAAATTTCTCTGATAGTTTATGTAATGTCCCGTCACCTATAGCACCGAAATCTCTGATACTTACAAAATCTAGGTTTTTTGAATGTTGACTTCGTTGTATTGCTCCAGCAAGTGGTTGCTTAATAAATACATTAGAGTCATCAACTAATTGACCAGAGTTTTCATGTTGAAGGAGATGTCGCAGTTGATCGGGGTCATACTTCAGCACATTCTGGAAATAGAACTGCTGTACGCCATACGCATCGTACACAGCCATAGAATGACCTTGCACAGTTACGAACTTGGCAATCTGTCCGTTATATACCGGATATCCAGCAGCGTTAATGATGATTGGTTGCGAAACAGGAACGTGAGAACCGTCTTCGTTCTCCACATAAACCTGAATCTGGTTTTCAGGATTTACAGGGTCAGTGTCAATTTTGCCGATATAAATTTTGCCATTGGCTACGGCTTTAAAAGAACGTGCCATAGTGAAGAGTTGCGAAGGCATCGATACGATCACATTGGCTGTAATGTCTGTCATTTAATTTGCTCCAGATACAAGGAATCGCCGAAGCATGGCTACGGTGAATTTTTGGCATAAAAAAACCCAGCCGAAGCTGGGTCGTTGCGTTGGTTATCTGTCAGTAGTTATGTACTGAAGGAGGTAATTCTTTATTCTTAAGTCTCATCCATGCGGAAAGATTCGTTGGTCCGTCTGGCTCATTAATATCAACATCTCGTGTATGGTTGATTAAAACATCTCTCGCCATTCCGATAACATACGAGAACTCATGACCGTAGTCGTAGCATCTGCCGGAATAGTTCGATTGAATTTGTTTTAATGCCGGATACAGTTCGCGGAATAATGCCTGTGAGCGGTTGGCATAATCCCATAACCATACAAGGCTGTTTGCTTCTTTTGCAGAAAGCTCGTTTGCTTTCTTCTCTTGCTTGCCGATGAACTCACCTTCAAGCACTACCCTGTGGATGTACTCTACTGCTTGCGGTATCTGAGATGCATCAAGCTCTTCAATACTTTCCACATTGAAACGCTGATGAATCATTGCATAAGCTTCTGGGTACATTAGATGCTTTTTGCTGACCAGCATATTTACAGCATCACGAAGCGGAGTCCTGTCATCAACAGATGTTTTCTTACGTGCATTTTCTGCCTTTCCCTTCGTCCAGTAGTCATGCAGCACAGTAAAGCATTCTTCCTGGTACTGAATCAGTTTATCACGGATGTCAGCACGAACTTTCTCAGGGTTGATGCTGAACAGCCATCCATTTAACTTCTTCAAAGGAAGGCAGAGTAGCTTACGAAGCTTACCATCAGCGGCAACCATGTTCATATGAACACAGTTGAATTTGCTAATCTGCTTCATGAGTTTTGTTTGCTGCGTTGACCAGCTCATTCCGAGGTTTTCAACGATTGGCTTCATCGCAACATATGCAACTCCGGCAGCCATGGCGGTGATAATTTGCTGACCGTTGAATGGCACGTAAGAGGTGTTCACTGCTTCTAAAATTGCTATACTATTCATGTTGGTTTTTCTCCAAGGATTTACCGACAACCGAAGCCCTAACTGTTACCGCAGTTGGGGCTTCAACTTTTCACTTCTTTAAAGTGCCTACCTTCTACAGTTGCTCTGAGATAAAAATTCTTATCTTTACCGTTTAGTGCTTCCCAAGCATCAACAATGCACTTATTACAGATGTGGACTTCTCGATAACCAATAGCTTTCCTGTCAATATTAGTGAACATAACAGCTTCTTTATCTGTCAATGTGGATGCATGACAGAAGTCGCAATCTATATAAGATACCTTCATACCGTTATCCCCTCTCTCTTCAGGCTGTCCATCACTCGCTTGTAAATCTCAGAGTTAACAGATCGCCCGTTCTCTTCCGCCACCTTACGCACCAAATCCAATACTTCTTTAGGCCACCGCAAATTGAACTGCGGCATTTTGCTCATTCCTTTCATATTCACCTCACAATATAGGTCCACCGTGGACCTATTGAGAATATAGTAGAGTGCTTCTATCATGTCAATACACTAACTTGGGGTGATGGCATGGCTAGAGACGATCCGCACTTTAACTTCCGTATGCCTTTGGAAGTAAGAGAAAAATTGAAATTAAGAGCAGAGGCTAACGGAAGGTCAATGAACTCTGAGTTATTACAAATCGTTCAGGATGCTCTCTCAAAGCCATCATCAATTGTAGGCTATCGAGACGAAGCTGAGCGAGTCGCGGATGAGCAATCTGACGTTGTTAAGAAGATGGTCTTTGAAACGCTGAAAAATATTTATAGCAAAAGTAAGTTATAGGCTTATGACGTACAGTTAACCATATCGATATTGGCTCGCGTGATGACAAATGAAAAAAAGCAATGGACTCACATTAAAACTTGACGGAACCACCCCTGGCCAGCTGTCAATGGCTAAGTTGGTCAAGTATATGTCTGCTCTCGTAGATCTATACGGTTCTGCAGATTCTGTTCACTTCGACTGTGTAAGTGAAGGATCGGCTGACTTAAATGCATGGGTCGATAATGATATTTGTTATAACGCTGTCATAGCAAGGGCCTCTCTCTCAGCCAAAGAGAAATCACCCGCGTATCAAAAAATTGTTAATTTACTGGAACATGATGGTTTTTCAGCGAAACTACTCGGACGAAACCACTCAACCATTATCGCATTCCCGCGAGTAAAAAAGGAGCCAATCCCTTTACTCATAACAAAAACGTCAGAAGTTCAAGGAAGGCTATACAGTGTTGGCGGAAAAGACAACTCAATACCTGTGCGTATTGAGGGAGCCAACGGTGAAACATTCAAGTGCGAGGCAACCCCTGATTTGGCGGCAGCTCTTGGGTCCCATCTATTCAAATATATTAGGGTTAAAGGAGATGGGTGCTGGGAAAAAAAGAACAACAAATGGGAGCTAAAGAAACTAAAAATAACTTCATTTGTATTGCTCAAAAAATCATCACTCAAGGATGCTATTAATGCTATCAAGCAAGTTCCTGGAGATCAGTGGTCCGAGGAACGCGATGTTGATTCAATCCTTAGGACTCTGAGGAAGATAAATTGCGAGTAATTTTAGATACCAATATTCTGGTATACCTACTATCAGATATAGAACACGATTATAGATTATCTGACCCTATACTTGGTTCTGAGATTCCAGATGCCAAAAGAAGAGCAGAAGCTCTTGTTGATCGAATAGATAACAAGAACGGGACAATCATCGTTCCAACTCCTGTATTGGCGGAGTTTTTAGTTGGAATCCATAAAGATTACCAACAAGAAAAACTGAATGTTATCAAATCGTTATCGTGCTTCGAGACTGTATCATTTGATGAGTTGGCTGCTATTGAATGCGCATCGATACCAACATTAAAAGAATTAAGGAAAATTAGCACAGAAGGTACAGCAAATAAAATTAAGTTTGACAGACAAATAATAGCAATTGCAAGAGCAATTAATGCTGACGAGGTATGGACTCATGATAAGGGAGTGTTTGAGCGTTGCAAAAGTCTCAATATTCCTGTGTTCACATTGTCATCAATAGAACCAATTCCGGTTCAAAGTCTCATGGAGTTCTTACACGATTCAGACGATCAGAGATTACACTAAAATATAATTTTTATGCATCCGTGATAATTACATCCGTCACGGATACATAAAGCTATAGCCAAAAGTGGACAAACCTTTATCTCACTCCAAACCATCTGGTATCCTGCGTAAAACTAAGGAGGTTGGTGTGTTTGGTATATTAACGAGAAGCAAGATAAAAAAATTAAGGGCAGAACTCGCCGAAACACAAAAACTGGCTTCACATTTTTACAAAATGAAATACGACGCTGAAGAGCGTGCATTTGTTGAGTTATGCGATTTATCTATTCGTATGGGAGTAGAGCCAGATGTAGCGGCAAAAACCCAACAAGGCATTGATATACTTGCAGATGTTGTTTTAAACAGGCAATATGCGTTTTATCTAAACGAGAAGGCCATTCAGATTTACTCTCAAATCTTCCTCCTAGAAAAAAGAAGAGGAACTCACGATCGAGAAGAGTGGTTAAATGAAGTTGTTAAAAAATCTGGCTGGGAAGTTGTTTCATCAGAGCTACCTCTTATTTGTGCTGATTTAATCGAAGAGGCAAAAGAGCGCCTATCCGATGGCTAAACGAATCCATCCGTGGATTACTAATTACTCCCGCTCCATTCCGCTTAGCGATGCCACAATCCCACCCCTCGCTAAGCGCTGAAACTCTTCGTTTCCGACGGTATCACGTATCGCTTTTACAGCAGCTTTATTTGCCATAAATCTGCGTTCAGCCGCCGCTAATGCACCATCACTTGCCCCAACCTTAACTGCCTTTGTTGCCTCTTGAACAGCCTTTTCAATAGCGTAACGACCACTGCGGGATGCAGCTAACTTTTCTATCGTCCCTTTAGCTATAGATCCAGAAACAGCCCCCACAACACCGCCAACAATCCCTCCACCAGTGGTACCAACAATAGCCCCTGATGTTGAATTGCCTATTGCATTGAGAACTGTCATGACAGCTTTTGGCAGTCCTTGCTCAAGAGAGTTAATTGCCGGTATAGAGCGCCCCGTATGCTCTACATATCGCAGTGGTCTGGTTGCTGCTCTGGCAAGGTCGCTGTATGCCCTAGCAATCTTACCCATTTCTGGCGAGTGCTTGCTAATGGCAGTAATATTCTGCGGCGTAAGGATCGACGCTATATGGAATACGCCAGCAGACTCTGATTTACCGCCACGCACCCCTTGCGATACCGCATCTTGTAATATTGATGCAATTGCTGGAGATCGCTCAGACTCTGGCAGTGCGCCAATAATCTGATGAAACTTTCCTGTCCCACTTTTTGATGAATTTTGCAAGGCTTTAATACCATCAGTGACTAACTGATCAGTTGCAAGGTTTCTAAACGCTGCTTCAGCCTGTTCTTGTGCTGTAAATCTTGCTTTTGACAGATCATTAGCTTTTTGCCAGTCATCAAGAAAACCGCCATTTTGAGCCATTATGCGCATATCTTCCGTTGCTGCATCACGAAGCTCCGCCATGCGCCTTGCCGTATTTGCCTCACCAGACCTTATATACTTCTGCTCAGCGTCAGCAAGTTTACTTCGCCATGCCTTCATGGCATCAAACGTGATTCCTTTTTTACCAGTTTTAGCATAAGCCGATGCAAATTGTTTCATCTCAGGAGTTAGCGGCATACCAGCCAAAATATCACCCTGAATTGTAGCGTTCAGGTTTGACATTCTGGCCTTTGCGTCAGGCATCGTGGAGCGTACGCTATCCCATGCTGCCTTTTCTGAGTTCTTCATTTTATCAATACTTGCTAAAACCCTTTGTTTTATGGCTGCACTTTTTTCTGATGCAGATCCAGCCTCAGCACCAAGTTCATCAAGTGCTGAGTGGAATTTCGACTGTATTTCACTAAAAGCCCTAGTATGTGCATCCTGAACAATTCCTGGTTCGGATGCCAATATCCCTTCGGCTTGTGCAATTCCACGACTTCCAGATCGCATTCCTGGTGTTAATGCGTTTATATCAATTCCAGCAGACTCAGCCGCTTTTGCTACATCTTCGGACACATTAGCGGCCTGACTGGCAATTGACTGACGCCCAGCACCTGACTTTGCCATCCTGGAAACATCATTAGCAGAATTCAGTGCTGCACCACCAAGAGCCTGTGAAACCCTTGGCGCAATAACGCGCCCGACACCTGAAAGAACGCCTTGAGCACCAATATTGATACCACCGTTAATGGCAGCATTTTGTGCAAAGTCGCCCTCCTGATTTGCAGCATCAGCAAGAGAACCTGCAATCATGTTTCCTGCGGAACCGATATCTCCAACGAGCTTTGCTGGCGCTCCAGCAGCTTTTGCCGCTGTGCCAATTGGCAGGAGATACCCACCAATTGTTTCACCGGCTTGCGCGTAAGGGTCTGTCGGTCGATCGACGGGGCGATAAACATCATCCAAAACCTTGGGGCCACCAAGCCCCTGGCTGATTGCATTAATCAGACTTGCGCCACCCTGCAATACGTCAAATGGTATGTTTACCAGACCACGACCAGCCTGTTCTGCAATTTGCCCTGCACTTTGACCACCAGTGAGCCAGTCAGTAGCTTTTCCTACCAGAGATTGTTCGTCTGGCTGCGATTGGTTTTGAGTGGATTGATCACCAGAAGACAGCATCTGAGCAATGCGACGTGCTCCCTCAGTATCGCCAGCAGCATCAGCATTCCTTAACGCCGTCATCAACTGTTCGCGACTATAGGCCATTACTGCCCTCCGAGATATTTATTAATCAGATCGTCATCAGAAAGCTGCTGTTGCGGTGGCTGATATCCAGATGCTGATAACTTAGCATCAAGCTTCGATGCAATCGCGTTAAGGCGTTTTTTTACTCCCTCTGTGCTTCCTTTGATGCCGTTTTCTGTGATGTTAAGTCCTGATGCAATATTTCCAAGAAAAGTAATATCGCGATCAGTTAAAACACCACTCATTAACTTCAGATTATCCTGTGTTAATAGCGACTGAAGCCTGCTTGCCTTGTTTATCAAATCTTGACTTGAATCCTGAAACGTTGGAATTCTTGAAGAAATCGAACCTGTAATATTTCCAAGGCTATCATCAGAGGCTATTTCTCTCGCAAGAGTAGCCGCCTCAGCCGCATAACCCAGCGACATTTGTTTTTGTTGCTGGACATCTTGCTGCTTCTGCTGATTTTCCTGAAGCTTCATGTTTAGGTTACTGATTTCAGCTTCTGTTTTAGCTTGATCTAAGCGATTTGAGATAACTTTTTGCTGGAGAAGAAGTTTTTGCAACTCTCTGTCAGCGGCAGAATTAGCCGCGCTAATATTCTGCCCTCTAATCGCTCTCGCATTCGTCATGTCATTATTGCGAATGGTTTCGTTAATCTTTTGCTGCTCCTGCTGACGACCAATCATCTTATCCTGATAATCCAGCATTTTATCCGGGCCAACAGCCCCTAGCGTCATAGTGGTCAGCATGTGTGATAGCTGCTCGGGATTCTGGATACCTGTCTGAATCATCCAGTCAGCATTAGCACCCACGCGATTTAACCTGTCCTTGTTGTCAGTAATGAATTTACTGTAGGCTTCCGGTCCCTGAGAAAGAGCGACGTTAGCCCTCATGGCTAAATCGCCCATATCGTTGCGTTGCTGCTCATTAAGACCGGAAAACGCCTGTTGTGCCTGCGCAACAAACGCTGGATTTTCCTTGGCAAACTTAAATAGTCCCGATGGATCACCAGAAGCCCATGCATCAGCATGAACCTTATTGAACGCATTAATCGCTTTCTGTTGCTGTTCCTGCTTATAAATATCAGCAACTCCAGCCAGACCACGTAACGCGGTCAGACCAACGTTATTTGCACCTGAGCGAGCCAACTCATTGTTTTCGCGAATCAGACCAAGCGTTGCGTTAATGTCGCTTGCCTTTGGTGCATTCTCATTTTGCGTACCAATGCCAGCCAGAAAACCGCCAGAATTAATACCCTGTTGCCACGTAGCCATTGATTAACCCTTAAAACAGTGAACCAAGCAGACCAAGACCAGCACCAATACCAGCCCCCCACGGAGTTGATAGCTCGAGAGCACTGGCTATGCCACCACCCAAAAGCGCACCGGATGCAGCACCACTAACACCCTGCTGCAATGCTGACGGTCGGTTGGCGTTTGCCGCCGCCAGTGCTGCGCTTTGCTGCGAAATCTGACTCATGTTGTTGGCATATGTTTGCCCGGCGTTTGCCTGTCCCTGAAGAGCGCCAAGACCGATATTTGCCAGGTTGTTGTAATTGTTCATTTGTCCAGATAGCCATTGCTGACCAAGCGTTGGTGCGATTGTTGCTAACTGATTACCGGTTGCAGTGGAACCCAATCCACCTGTTGCTTCCGCTGCCGCCAGACTCTGATAGCGAGCCTGACCAGCAAGATCTTTGTACTGCTGAGAGTTGTAATACTGGTTAAGCGCCTGACCTTGCCCTTCCAGAGACGATAAGTTCTCGAGGCTGCCGAGATACTTATCAGCCAGAGGAGTAAACGGCTTCAGGTTGTTCATGATGGTGTTGAACTGCTTATTCTGCAGGTCTGCGGCATACTTCTGAGCTTCTGCGGCATACTTTGCGCTTTTATCAGAGCTGCCACCTTTCCCGCCTTTTTCAGGGCAATAAGGTTCCTCGCCGCGCAGTTTTCTGCCCAGCTTAAATGCATATAACATGGCTATCTCCCGTGATTCAGGAAGTCGATTAGTTCTTCGCGTGTGGCGCTGTAAAAAGTCACGTCATCCACGCCTTTGAAGTATTTCTTGATGGTTCCTACACGCTTAAGGCCAATCATTGCGCAGTACATCTGACCGTGGCGGAATTTGCGTGCGGCGAACGATGTGACGCACTGAACGGTGGTGTTAGTCAGAATGTATCGCCAGAACGCCAGCCCGATTTCCTTGCTGAAGCCGCGAATCTCTGGCAGGTACATGGCGTGGCAATCGAATGTCAGCGGCTGAATCTCCTGATAGTAAACAATTCCGCCGAACTGCCCGTGCACGTTCACCTCAAAGTAACGGCATTCAGGTTTGTAGTCGTATCCATCACCGTTGTTGCTCCCGGCAATAATGTCAGGGTGATTTCCTACTGCTTCTATCAGGTCGATGTTTCGCGTTGGTTTGAATGTAATCATTAATCAATCAACCCATGTGCACGCAAGGCGTCTTCCAAAGCCTTAGTGCGCCGACGCTCAGCAATTAGAGCATTGGCTATAGCCTGGATTTCAGATTGCGTGTAAGTATCGCTAACGGTGAATGTCAGATCAGCATTGAATACGCCTTTATTCGCCGTGCCTGTTGCCGCGGTCCATCCAGTCTGGCGAGCGCCAACAACTTTTGTACCGTTAACAGAATAACTTCCTGATACGTTAAGGGATGAGGCAAGAGTTTGAGTTCCTGCTCTGCTGAGTGAAACATAATCAACGATTATCTCTGATACCTTACCGTCGATATCCTGAACTTTTATTTTCAGACCATTAACATCATTCTCTATTTCAAGAAGCTTTACTTTTATTCCTGAAATATCCTCTTCTGTTTTTGCAATTCTTTTTTCGTGCTCATCAAGAATTACATCCTGCTCATCATTTCTGACCTGCGCATCATAAGCACCGCCTCCTGCCTGATTTGCCTTTTCTGCAATGGAGCCAACATCAGTACCCTGATTTATGACATACAGAAGGTAAGACTGACTGAATATGTTGCGAGGGAGAATAGATGCATCAATGCGTGTAGCCTGAACCACGACAGGCTTATTAAGTGATGAATCCGCCATTACTCAATCCTTATCTGAGCACCAGACAGAGTTACAGGTGACTTCGTGATAACGCGCAATTTGAAGCCAACATTTTTCCTTATGCGCCCTACTCGCTTCCACAAAACGCGTTTGTCGTAAACGAACGGTTCATTCTGCTCAATCATCTGCTCACGACCGTAATTGATGCCGTCAGTGGTTGCAGAGAGGAACAGGCGGTCGGCGTACTGAGCTACGCCAGTGGATGATTCCACCTCCAGATCGAAGCATCTGGCGTTATCCGCTTTGAACAACGGAGTAAACAGCAGGTGTTCCTGTTGCTTGTCGTACTGGCTGCTGATGTCGAATTGCAGTTTCCCGGTCACCGATTCCAGCTTATCGCCGCACGTAATCTGATTGCCTTCGTAAATGAAGTCGATAGCGCGGTACACATCGTCATACAAGCCTGTTTTCAGCACACACCATTGCGGACCATTGGCGCTTGAAGATGCGTCGTAAACAAGAACATGGCGCGGCAGGTGAATAATCAGCAACTCATGAGCATCAAACCGCAACGATTCCATCACGCCATCAGCCAGTTCATCAGCAGTGTAGGAGCGTAGTATTTTCTCAATGCTCGCGCTGGCGATTGGTGATACCTGACCGGAGCCGATGATATATACAGACGGCGCACCTGTTGCCGGATTGCTGATGAACGCATAAGAATCAGCGAATGGCGTTTTGCAGTAAGTCCCGGCGATGCCTTTTTGCACCATCAATGATGGCTGTGCGACATACAAAGCAGCACCAACGGTGGTTGCGCCAGTCAGGGAGAAATATTCAATAGTCGATGAACCAAAGCAGACGATGAAGTCTCGCCATGTTCCGATTCCGATGATGCCGTCAGGCTGCGATTCTGCACGATATTGTGCGCTGTATCGGTCAGGATGTGATTCGTCTTCAAGGTCAGTGATGAACCATGAATCAGTACCGTCTTTTGACCACGCATAACGCCCACGTAAGCGCGTAATATCACGAACCGAACCTAACTCATACTGCGTAAACCCGCTGTCTGCAGGCCAGTTTGAGACGGTTTTAACCGTGCCATCATAGCGGTATTCGACCAGTTGCCCGTTAACGCCTACCGCCTGTGATGTTCGACCATGCGCCATTGATACGCGACCACTTCCGGCAACATCACCGACTTCACTTTCGCCCTTATACAGCTTGCCACCACACACGCGATAAACAGCATTCTGCGCCATGTTGTACTCGACGCCTCGCGATACGCCGTTCACATCAGAACGTTTGGCAATGCCCGGGAATGAGCGAAGATATCCGCTGCTGTTCAGGATTTCTTTGGGTGTAGCCAGCATATTCACTGGCAGATAGTCGATATAGTCGGCGTTTCGAAAGTCTTTGCCGACACCTTTCATAAGCGGAAGTTGCTGAATCGGCATTTATTCACCTCACGTACTCGGATCATCTTTCTCGATGTAAAACCGATTCCACGTAAACGCGCTTTTGTTACCACTACCGCGAGGCATGTCATTTCGCCGCTCAAGTGGTGGTATTTTGGTTAAAGCGATGCAAATTGTCTGGTATGCACTGTCAGCAGCGGTAAGGAGAGCGTCTGACGGCTGAATGACGTTATCCATGCACACTTGCACAGCGAGTTTCAAGGCGACGCCATCATTTGCCCATGCAGGGATACCTGAATCATCGTCAGGTAACGGCATGATGCCGTTTTCTGTATCAGCAAACTGATATCCAAGCTCGATACCTTTAGCCTGCCATGCTGCCATCATGTCTTCGAGGTCATTAATGGCATCTTCAATTGCCTGAGGGTCAGCATCTGTCAACGTGGCATTGGAATACAGCCCGGCTTTTCGTAAAGCCTTAAGAACGAGATCACCCTTCGTTTTCGCCATCTTCTTCCGCCTTAGCTACTTTATGCTTCGTTGCGGTTTCTTCAGGAGTTTTTACCCAGCCTTTTTTCAGGTGAGATTTAACTTCTTCGTCATCAACAATGATGTAATCGACAGCAAACTGACCACAGGTGATCATGTTGCCCGGCTTATAGAGCATTGTTCGTGCCATTGTCTTCTCCCAATAAAAATGGGGCCGAAGCCCCACCAAAATTACTGTCCGGCAATAACGATGCCCGTATATTCAGGAACAAGTACAGAGCAACCGTACAGAGTGGTGAAACGAGCAGTGGTTACGCCTTTGATGTGGTCGAAGGCGTAAGACATGATCAGCGTAGCGCCCTGCTCGGTGGTTGCTGTCATTACCTGTGGACCCTGACCAGTCGGGAACGCCAGTTTGCCGTACATCAGTTCAACAGAACCATCAGCCCAGAACAGGTTAGCCGGTGCGGCATTTTTGTTGAGAATGGTGATTGCTGCGCTACTTGCCGCATTAGCATCAACGTTTGCATATGGACGGCTGGCGACATCCGCGTTGTCAGGCGGCAGAATTTTCGGGGAGATAGTTACTGTCGTTCCGCTAACTGCCAGAACGCGGAATACCTGCGGCTGCCCGGTGGTATCTTTGGTGATCTGGTGTACGGAATTCACCCCTGCGATGGTAAACGCATCGCCAACCTGCAAACCTTCAGCAGATACCGTAATGGTCCCCTGTCGGTTATCCACTGGCATATCGTTAGCATCTTTCGCTTCAACTTTGTGCGCAGGTGCTGCTGCCAGCGTAATGGAAGTTGCTGTCCCTTTCGGAACACGACCAGAAATATCGGTCTTGTAGCTATCAAAGGAAGCAACCGGAGGGATCTGCGCTTTTTCGTATGCTGTCAGGGTTGCGCCCTGAGCGTAGGCACGGTGACCAAGCTCGCCAGCAAGGTCTTTATAGTTGAAGGGGTTCCAGAAAGAGCGGCGGTTGATACCCTGTGGTACACCAATCGCCGTCATGGTGGCATCAATACCTGCCGCACAGTTCCACAAATCACGGCCCTGTGAACCAGTGGTTGAGTCAGCCATTGTGATCACGTTAGTAGCACGCTGCGTGACCATGGAAATCAGGTCAGAGTCAATCTGTGCAGCAAGGCGCATACCTGCGGCGCGACCAGCTTCAGTTTTATGTTCCGGGTCACGCATTTCACGCGCATCCAGAGTGTACAGAATGTTTTTCGGCTCCTTGAACACAGAAGGAACAAGGCGCTGAACCAGTGCTGTTGGCGTTTTGCCGCTGAGATCTAGGCCTTCCTCAATGTTCATGTGGTAATGCTGCGGACGATACAGAACATCACCTGCTCGCTGCATTGCTGTATCACCGGGACGGAATTTTTTAGCGCTACGGGAAACTACGCAGGCGGCCTCAAAGCCTTCAACGTAGTTTTCGAACATGATTTCAAGGTCTTTTGCTAATTGGTTAGCCATGCTTAATGCTCCGATAGGTTATTTTTTTGCCTTTTTAGCGGCGAAATACGGCGTCCAGTCACCAGTTTCCAGCGCCTTGGCTTTCAGTTTGTCGAGGTTATTGATTACTGCGCCGTTGCTCCCCTTAACTGTCGGGGTTGTGGCTGCCGTGGTTTTTGCTTTTGGCATGATTCTGGCCTTCGATTCGATACGTTCCAGCAGACGACCAATTGCTACGGGGTTGGTAGCTTCTGCCAGTTGCTTGCGCAGTTCAGCGTTGCGACCGAGTGCCAGAACAACGATTTCCGGCTTCTCTGACTCAAACAGGATCGCGTTTTGTGTCTCGATGGGGATTTCCTCGAGTACGGCCTGTTCTGCTTCCTGATAGCCAGGAACCTTGAGAGCCTTAACACGTTGCTGATATTTGGATAATCGCTCTTGATAGGCAGCCTGAAGCTCCTGCTCCTTCTGCTTACGAGCCATCTCCTGTTGCTGGTACTTTCCGTTATCCTCTGCCCACTTAGCCATGCGTTGCTGGTAGATTTCTTCATCGAAACCGATGTCCTCATCATCCAGTTTTGGCATTCGCGGTGGTTGAGTGATTACCGGCTGCTGCTCGACGGGTTTCTGAGACTGACGCATCAGTTCTTTCAGTTCGCGGTCTTTCTCTTTAATCGTCTTGCGCAGGTGTTTTACCAGTCCATGCTCTGCGCCATCTTCGCTGGTTGGCGAATCCAGCTTTTCGTCACCAAAGTAGAATTCCTGTTCTGATTCGTCGTCATCAGTTTCAGTAGCTTCCTCTGCATCATTGCCGGAGGACTCAATGCCATCTTCTGTTTCGACTTCTTCAGCCAGTTCGACATCATCAGGAATCTGCTCTGACGCGTCGGTTTCGATTTCAACTTCTGGTGTGTTTTCTGCCATCTGGTCCATTTGTTACCCCTGTTTACTCGATGTTCAGCCCATCGGAAGGCAATAGGGTGCCAGGCCTCATAAAGACAGCCATTGCACGTTATGGGTTAATTACTGCTGTGGTTGTTGCTGAGTTGATTTTTGCAGGATGCTGCTGATGTCCATGCGCTGCGCATGGCCCTGTGCCTGACTTTTCAGGACAAGCTCTGCATCAGCACGGGCATTATCTCCTTGCTGTTGCTGGAACTGTCCGAGCAGTTTCAGAGCCTCGCGGATATCAGATTTCTGCTGACTATCGGCAGATGCGAGTATTTTCACAACATTTGCCGCTGCAACCTGAGCATCAGTCTGTGCCTGGAATGCTTTAACCTGAATGGCTGCCTGTTCGTTCTGCGCTTTCTGCAATTCAGCCTGACCAGCAAGAAGCTGACCTTGCGCTGCAACCATAGCCGGATCTGGCTGACTGGCCTGTTGTTGTTTCGCCTGCTCAACCATCTGCTGTTCTTCTGGCGTTCTCGGCTTGATAACACCAGACAGAAGCAACTGATTGCGGTTGTATTCTTTAAGGTCGTCCATCCCTTCGCCGTCCATATTGTCGAGAATCATCGACGATACAAGGTCGTGCTTCGGCGTTCCTGGTGGGATAAGTGCCAGCATGGAAAGTAACGACTTAACCGTTGCATCACGGCGAGTAGCGAACGACTGACCGACATCGACAGTCACTTCATAGTTACCCTGCGAAAGGTCGTTAAGCGCGATAACCTGCCCTGTCTGACGGTCAACCACTTCACCAGTCATTAGCGCCACGTCATCGCTGCCGTCCTCATTAACGATGCGCATCGGCGTATCACTGCCATAGACCTCACGCGCCATAGAAAGCCACACAACGCCAGCGCGACGCATGGATTTAGCCATGTTGTCCATGTAGATATAGGACTGCGTATCCATCCGGTTAAAGATGCTATCAACGGTATCGGTAGCGACGTTGCTCGGCATGTTCTCAAGCTGCGACGCACCTGTAATTTGCTGAATAGCCGTTCCGGTGTACTGCAATAGCCCGGCAAGAGCAGGAGGCATTTGTGTCGGAGGTGTCCAGCCAGCAACCTGAGCCTCTGAAATGACCGTTCCGTTTTTGTCCTTCTTGCTGGTCATGGGAAGAACTGCAGGTCTTTTCTTATTCCTCTCTGCCCAGTGATTCATTAATGGACCGGGAATGAAATCAACATCCACGATAGGAATGCCATCACCGCCAGCCTGAGTGGCGTTATCTGCAATCATGGAAACCATCAGGTTCTCAAGACGCTGTGCATCCATCGCTTTTGCTGCGTGGCCTTCGATTCGCTCCTGATTATCAACAAATGAGCGACGCCCATATACCGGGATGAGTGGAATATGTTCTCCCGGAATACGCTTTGGTTCTTCCAGCCATTCAGCGCCAGACAGAAGACCGCAATAAACTCGGCGTTTCTTCACTGTCCGCTCACCGATCAGTTCGAATGCACCATCGGTTAGCTCGTCGACAATATCTTTGATTTGCTCTTCATCATAGATTGCCGTTTCTCCGCTAACAGAGTTACGCCACGCCGTGAGCTTCACCTTCTCTATGCGAACTTCGTAGTAGCGTCCAACATAGATGGCATCAGGCGTTGACCAGTCATACTGAGTACCAGTGTCATCACGAGAAAGACTTGCCGCGATGGAATCAGGGTATTCAGCCTCGAACGCTTTAGGCGTCATGGAGAACATTTCCATAGCCCACATAGCATCAGAGCGGTCATATTGCTTGCTGTCCTGATCGAAGAAGACGCATGTCGCTGGGTCGTAAACAGGAAGAAGGCTGATGCGTCGCTGCTCGTTACTTGGATCCATTTCATCTTCGTAATCGGCACACATGCGGAAACAACCGAATCCGCCCGTTACAGCATCATCAAATGCGTTATCACACGCTTCGCCACCGGATGTTTCCTGATAATCAGCGCGGAATTTGCCGTTCATCTTTTCGGCTAACGCTTCCGATGCCTTGTCATCCTTCGGCCTGAATTTAACGCTGATGCGATTCTGTCGATACTCGCCAATGATGCGATCACATTCACGGGCAATCTTATTCAGTTCAAAACGCGGATAATGCTCAAACCTGCCTTCATCAAATGAGTAACCAGCGTTTGTGCTGCCTTCCCACTGTGCGCCGGACACCCGGACGAAACGTTGAGCCTCAATAATCTGCTTACGCATATCCTGCGTTGCTGACCAGGCATTATCAAAGTTGCACAGCACCTTGCGATGCCAGTCAGTCATCTTTTTTTCTGCCATATCAACCTACACCACAAGGAATTGAGTAACTGGAATAGTCGGGTTGCGCAGCCGACTCCGGGCAATGCATACACATCATCAGCGCATCAGCCAGGTTAGGAGATGGAATACCGAGCTTCTGCTTCATTTCGACCTTAGTCATAAGCTCCAGCTTCCCGTTGTTATTGAATTTGCGCTGAATCTGCGTCAGTTCTGCAAACAGCTTCTCCAGCATCTTCTCGCCTATCGCTTCTTTGTCGAAGCTCAGCATGTCGTCGGGGTCTGCATACTCACCGTGGACAACCGCCCGATATGTCAGATACAACCTGTCAGCCAGCGCGTAATAGAATTGCGCTCGCTTATTGCGGAACACATCGCCAATAGTGCGAACGTTGTCGCCCTGTACGACTTCATCAGCCCATGCTCCGGCCTGATACGGTGCATCTTCATCGAATGGCGATTCGCTGCCCTTGAACATCGTGGCGGTGATTTTCTTGCCGGAGAACGCTTCCGTTGTCTGTCTGCGTAGCCCGGCACCAACACCATCACCATCCCACAGGTAATGGTCAGCGCCGTCTTCAATCGCCAGCGAAGTAGCCCAGTCAGCACCCTCGTTGATGTCCATCAGCAGACCTTCGGCAATGCGCTTAACAACCGAACCGTGGCGCGATGCATAACCTTTGGCATCCGGCCCTGTATCTGATGGGTCATGCGCAGAAACAACCACGCCTTTCGCTTTCCATCCGAGTTTCTTGTGCGCATCGGTTGCGGCTTCAAGCCATTCACGTTTGATGATTGCCATATCACTTGCGCTTACTGGCTCACCAAGCCAGATGTGACGATACAATGTCGGATTTCTGCGTTTGCACTCTTCCATCTCCAGACGGAGAACTTCAGGAAAGTGCGGGTTGTCGGTGTAGTTCACCGTCAGCAGGCAAATATCATCGGGAGGATTTACAACGAATCGCTGATAGGTATCGTCGAGGATGTTTTTCGGGTTGAAGCTCACCCATATTTCGGAAAATGGCTTGCGGATGGTTGGTATCAGGATATCCCATGATTCCTTCGTTACCGCTTCCGCTTCCTCCACCCAGCAGATATCAATGCCTTCGAGCGATTTAATCTTCGTCGGGTTGTTTTTGATGCCGTAGAACATGAACTCAGCATTCGTTCCGAGATGACGAATCATTGAACGCTGAATTTCAAACTCAGCCGAATACCCTTCCCGCTCTATGGTGTCTTCAAGCAACCGGATTACCGAATCGCTGATACTGTTTTGCAGCTCACGAGCGCAAAGTATGCGCACAGGCTGCCGACGCGCCGCTTCAACAAGCAGCCTCGCAATTGCCCATGACTTACCGCTACCTCGACCGCCTTTGGCAACTTTGTAGCGATGCGCCTCAATGAACGGTTTAAAGATAGGATTAATCGAGGTCATTTTCCGAATAGAGTGCTCATCGGTGATGTTTCAATCTGAATTGCGCCGCCGTCTTTGCCGGTTAGCTCGTGAGAAGCTTGTTCTTTAAACGCCTGAACGGAAACATGCTTACCAAGAAGTTCGAGATTTTTGACCTTATCAGGCCATTTGATTTTCTTCAGAAGTGCGGTGCTATCTGCAGATACCATCTCCACGACATCCATTCCTGATAGCGTTGTGCGCCATACCTTAGGCCAGTCTTTAATGGGTTTTAGCTCACCGTTTTGCAGGAGAATGTCGAGCACATCCATCTGATCGATTTCAATAAGGCGATTAAGCACATATTCTGCATTAATACCAACAAGATCATTGCGTTGCGCTTTCAGTTCGGCGATTCTGAATTGGATGTCAGGTTTTGACATGTTTTCGGATGCGGTACGGTTAGCTGTCTTTGCGCTGTACCCCGCCCGAATAGCCGCTTGCGTGGCATTTAAATCGATGAGGTACTCGCGACAGAACATTTCTTGTTTGTCGGTGAGTGCCATTTTTTACTTCCCATAAGGAGATTGTTATGAACGATGACTTTAAAACAGGTGACATTGTTAAACTGAAATCAGGCGGACCTGACATGACTATCAGGTCATTTTCATCTACCCACGGTAACTCTTTTCTTTGTCAATGGTTTGCTGGCAAGAAGCTTGAGCAAGGATATTTCAAACCGGAATCTCTTGAGCGCGTTACCCCAAAGCCATAGTCCCAAACACACCAACCTTAACTCTTGATGATATTTCATCATGGATGATGTCCGTTTTATCAACAGAGGGTTGCCTTTATCAGCAGGATGTTGTGGATTATCTCGTTAAACAACATAACGAGCAGCACCTCAAAGAAAATGCGGATGGCAACCAAGCGCTATCAACAAAAGTGATTAATAAATTCAGGGTTGATAGCGGTGAAAGTGTTGTTTGGGTTAAGCCAGATAAGTACTGGCGTTTCCGTGTGCCTGAAGACGAAAACGGTCGTGAAGCTCGCGGTTAAACTAATCAACGATAAAAGGCAGCATGTTGAGTGCTGCCATATTCATTTCACTTAGTTGTTATTTCAGGTTGAGCATCATGCTCCGGTAGTGAACAGGTCTAACGCTTCCTTCGATTTACGCACCGCTTC